TAGTTACTTCACCTGTATCATCATCCATGTCTTCATCATCAGAAACTTCTACCTTAGCCAGTCTGGTCTTTGGCTGTGTAGCCCTAGGTTTCACAGGCTCGTCATCGTCATCATCTGATTTATTCTTAGGCTTAGAAGGTCCTTTGTCATTCCTGACTTGGCCATCAAAAGCAGCAGCGATGTGATTGTAGTCATAAAAGTTAAGGACTTCAGGGAGGGACTGTGCTGTGATCTGCTCAAGCCACTCATTGGCTAAGCCTTCATCTTCACTCAAGGGGCAGGATTCACGGCTGATCCGCATACGCTCAGCAGGGTACTTGGTAGCCAGCCCAGTCCCCTCTTTGTAGAAAGTAATATCATGGCCTTCATCAGGGTGATCCACCATGGTCACAGCCCCTGATTCTTCATCAATGGCCAAACTGGCAAAACTCTTATCTACAGTCCAAGGGGCAAGCCAAAGTTGAACCCCTTCATCCTCAGCCATACGGTCAACTAGAAAGAACATGACCCGTTTGGTTGGCTTCAAGGCATCAGATAAGGTCTTATTGCCTTGACGATCTGCTTGTTTGCGGGCTTCAGCAAGGGGATCTGGTTCATTTTTCATGGCACTGAGGGATAGATACTGCTGTTCATCCACCCCAATGCCATAATTGACAAAGATCTCATAACCATAATGATTAGCCTCTGGCCAAGATGGGGGTAGAATACGTACCTTATTCTTTCCCTCTCGGGGTTTAAATAATTTAACCCCTTCTTTAATGATGGAGTCAAAATCACCAGAGCGTTGAGTTGCCCTAGCCTTTATAGTTGAATTGTCTCGTGCTTGATACACGAACTTTTTCATCATTTTGGCCACTAGCGTTTTCCTTGAGGATATTTTTCACATCCTCTATATACGCTTTACGGCATTGGAAATACACTCCAAAAATTATTTTAGATGCAGCCCATAAGATAATAAAACCAATCAAAATCCAAGTAAATAATTCATACCCGTTCATTTCTTAGTCCATATAAGTAGGGTGGGGTTCTAGCCAGAGGTAAAACCAGAACCCCACCCCGGTGTAGGCTGATGGGTGGAGGTAGGTGAGGCCCCACCAGCCCTACTCTTTGTACAAAGCCTTGCGGGCGTCAGCCAGCCGCTGTCTATTTTGACTATACTTTATTTCGTCAACGGACCGCTTTGTATGATTAATAGCGAAATACCCTGATGCGTAAAGTTTTGATAGGCTTTCTAGAGCCTTACCTCTAGCCTCAACAGCTTTTTCTAAGCCGGCTGCCTTGGCAGCCTGAAGTTTTGCATTGTTGTAATCTTCAAAGGCTTTCTTATGCCGTTGATGAGTCTGTATCATGCCCTTAATACTGGCTTCAGTAGCCTTTGATGCAGATTTACTAAGTAAGTCACGGACTTCAGCATCTAGTTCTGCATCTACTGTTTCAAGTGCTTCTTTCTTAGCGTCTCTGACAGCTATTGATTCAGCACATTCATCACATACATCCTGGATCAATTGAGGATTCTCAATCAATTCATTATCCAAATCATGCTTATCTATATTAAGACGTTCATCAGCCATTTATGTTACTCATATATTCGGTATAGTGCATAGCACTCACCACCTATTAAGGTAACTTGTCTTTTCCTCATTACTTTATCAAGCCAGACCCATCTATATTCATTCTTGTATTCTTCATCTTCAAATACAAGGGCTCTGACAGGGTACCAAGCGTACCATTCATGCCAATCAAACGGGTCAATACGTTCAGATATCTTTTTCCTGTCTGACCTCACTGAGTGCCTCCATCTCTTTGCCTAGCACTGCTGCTTTAAACTTTCTGAATTCTTTAGCAAATCTTTGAGCTTCTAATATATTAGGGTCTCCGGCCACCTCTGATGCTTCTTTATCAGTTAAGTCACGTAATTTCATATTATCATCTGAGAAAGCCATTATATGCCCGCAGTAGACACAAATTGTTATGTCCCCTGGATCAGGGTGACTACCCCCGTTTACTTGACCCGCACCATCTAGTCCCTTACCACAGTTGGTACAGGGGCTTTTTTCTATCTTAAATGGGTTATAAGTCATATTCCTTCCTCTGCCATAGACAATATATACTTAACCATGCCCTTTAGGTTTTAAATGTTTGAGTGAATACTCTTTAATAAAAGAGTCCAACTCATCCTGAATAAGATTCATGCGCCTCATGTCATTTTCAGTAGGCTCATCACCAGCATCTAGGAAAGTCATGATGCTTCCTAGTAAGTGCTGAGCACCTGCAAAGAAAGCATTTCTCATTTCCTCCAATTGAATTGCAGGGGCATCAAGGGGGATAGCAACTAGTCTCAGGCTCACCCAACCAGCTTCTATTAACTTACCTTGATCTGTAAGTTCCTTTGTTAGTCTCTCTAGGTATGCACGGTCTGCCATTTAACCCTCACTATAAAGCACGCCACCAATTGAGATCAAGAGCGGTGCTAGTTTATCGCTGGTCACATATGGGGTACTGAAGTTACTTAGCACGTTCAACAGGTGAGCAACTTCATTGTCTGACTTGGAACTCATTATAATAGCAGCAACGTAGTTATTGATAACTATCCGAACAGATTCAGCCTCTACATTTTCCATTGATTGAATGCACTTAGTAACTTCTGGCCATTTAGGTTTATACCCTTTTTTAATCAGTAATTTGGCTAGGTCAACTGGACCCTTCATTTGAAGGGCAGATCTCATTAATTCACGTGCTTCACCTGCTGACTTAAGATGAGCACAAAGTTCTAAGTTTGATAAAGCCTGACGGGGGGATCCATTACTATTCTCAGCAATGGCTTCTATTACCTCAAATCCTGTATCAAGTTTTTCTTTTTCTGTTACTGAACACAAAAGATCAAACAACTCAGCATCATCTACTGACTTAAGTGTAAATTTGATGCATCTAGTTTTAATAGTTTCTGGTATTTTACTAGGGTTTGTTGAACAAAAGCACCAGAAGACGTGTGCTGGTGGTTCTTCAGTGGCTATTAATAATGCATCCCATGCCTTTGATGAAAAATTCTGAGCTTCATCACAGATGAAGAATTTTATGGGGGATTCACCTATGGCTTTGAAATGAGACTTTCCTACTGTGGCCCTTGTTTCTTCAGCCCCCGAATCAGTTGCTGCATCTACATAGATGACATTGGCTAAGTTTGCCTTTCCTCCTGTGACATGATTGGCTAATATTCTGGCCAACGTGGTCTTTCCTGTCCCTGCTGGGCCTGTGAACAGCCATGATTTAGGAATTGATTTACGGGCTAAGGCACTTTTTATAGCCTTGATAACCGATTTTTGACCGATGACGTCTTCAAGTTTTTGAGGTCTGTACTTTGTAATGAGTGACATTGATCTGCCATGTTAAAGGAGGTTCGACCTCCTTTAACATACTTACTCCTATGTCACTGTGCCTTTTCCTTGATAGGGCCTATAAGTTTAGAACCAGTAGCCCCCCACTCAGACCCCCAGTGGAGGTCAGGGTCATATTCAACCCCAGTCAGTTCCTCAAAGGTCCAAAGTTCAGCATCAGGCCAATGAGATTCACCTTCAGCCTCACAGTAGATAAGACCATTTTCAATTTTACGGACTACCATTGGCATAAGAACACAGTGATCATCCTGGCCTAGTTGACGGTCTAACCTGTCACCCGGTTCAATCTTTTTCTTCATTGCTATCCTCTGTATCAAGTGAAGCGCCCCAGAATTCATGCAGTTGCCGTTGTGTATCCTCCAAAGCCATTAAGTATCCTGATCTGAGGTCATGATGTTTGTGTGCTATGATTGAGCTTTTTACAGCTTCTACTTCTATTGTTGAAGCCTCAACAAGTTTTCGTGTTTGACTGATTTTGTTAGTGAGCCATTCATCAATGGCTTTATCGGCTTCACGCACGGCCATTATATCCACCTTATGTTTGGAGTGGGCAGGGAAGGAATCGAACCTTCGCAGCTTTAAGCGCCGGGTTTACAGCCCAGTTGAACTCCCAGGTTCAGCCTGCCCTATAGACTTATCCTTTATTGGAGTAAGATGAGTTGGTTAGTTTAGATGACATACGCCATTCCCAATTGTCATTGAAGAGGCGGTCATACTCATCTTCATCCATATCAATGAATTCACTATTCTCAGCTCCCAACTTCAAAGCCCCAATATAACGGCTGTAATTGGGGCGATTATCAATTGGTTTCTTATAGAAAAGATTGTGAAGATCATTATGGGAAGCTTTTAGCCCATTACGGGTAACAGCCTCATTCAGGTTATCTATGGCTTTATGAACCTGCCTGGTCCACTCATCTGAAGCCTCCTTCAACTCTACTATATGTTCCTGAAGGTTCTTTTCAGCCACTTCAAGAGCTTTCTGGATTTTGATTTTAAACTTCACTGTTGACCTCCTGTTACTTATTGTAAGCAGCCTCACGCAGAGCTTTCATGACAGTCTCAGCGTCATTCCTATCATTCCATGCTGGGATGTTCTCACGCCCTGCGACCCCCACGTGCTTGGCTAGACGTGCAAAGGCTTTGGCACACTCAGCATGACTATTATAAAATACCTCACAAATGGCTAACACAGCACATACAGTGCCAAAAAATTTATGAGGTGAGGTTCCATTATACCAACCTCTGATCTTGATAAGATCAGCCGCTTCAATCAGACCCTTGCCTACTTCATCCAGTTTTGGAGCTTCAAACATCACTACCTCCTGTTAGTCTACACCTGACTTTGGCCGTCTAAAGGTAAGGAACTCAGCAGGCCGTTCACGATCTATATATCGACCACTGCCATGAACACTGACAAGTTCCCATCCATCTTTATCACGTTGCTTCAGGATTTCGGCTTTATTGTCATCCCATTTCAAGCCGACGGTGTCATATTCATAGTGAGCCATGTTTGACTCTTATTATTCTACGCCGTGATGTTGTACTGGGTCTTTACCATCATGGTTCTCACATACATCATTTCTTACTACCGTGATCGCGTTGAAACTGATCAGTCAGTTCCTTAGCCTCTTTAATAGTCTGTTCGGCTCTACGGCTTGATTCTGCATCCTTATCACAAATATCATTTATTTTCTTTACGTTTCTAGCATAGACCGCCGCAGCCGCAGCCAACGCACCTACAAGAAATACTTCACCTGCCATAACTGAGTTCCTTTAGTTGTACTTAGATACCCTGTTGTTAGTCTACACCATGATGTTTAACAGGGCTTTCATCATCAGGTGGTTCAGTCCAAGCACTCATCTTTTTAAGCTCAACCTTCCACGCGTATTGCGTCTCAAGGCTGCAGTGGGCCAAGGCATCAGCCCATGTAGGTGATCTACCTAGCATACTGTTGAAGGTTGTTTGATAGTAGAGGGACTGCAGGTTATGCGGTTGATCTGGCGCGTGTTTATGGGCGCAGATCTGACACTTATCAGGGGCTGGTGGAATCAACCCCCAAGTCATACCTTCAGTTGTTTCTTTGCCGTCAGCATCTACCTTTGTGACAGTCCCTGGTATTTTCTTGACTGCTTTCATGTTTGCCCTAGTTCTTTGCTACTGAACTTACCTAGGGGTTCCAAAGCTGCCCAATTAGGGCCAACCGAAACCTCACAGGAAAGAGGTACATTGATGAAATCAAAGTCTGGGGTCAGCATCTCATAGATAATAGTTTCAATAGCCCGCTCAGCCTTTTTGGTGGGCACAAAGAAACTCAAATCATCATGAATGTTGAGGTGTGGATGCAAGTACCACTTGCCTGTAGTACTAGCAAGGTAACTTAACCGGTTCATGCCGTCAACTACTATATTGCAACTAACTGATTGGATCGGAGCATTGATAATCTCATTACTGGTCATAGGATGATGGCGTCTCCGTCCAGTTGGATCCTCCACATATCCATATTTTCTATAGAAATCTAAAACCTCAAGTTGCCATACCTTGACCCCTTTAAAGGTAGCCCAAAATTCCTTCATCAGTTCATTGACTATTTCTATAGGGACCCCAAGCCCTTCAGCCATTGAAGGGTTTGAAGACCCAAAAATAGCAGGGAAAACCAACTGATTCTTAACCCCCGATCTCAATGCCTTAGCCACTTTAGGATCATTGANATCGCCATCTACACGTTCAGGGCATAAGTCAGCCAACCTACCCGCCCAGAACATGTGAGTATCATAATCCTCCCAAAGGTTTTTTATCAGAACTTGATCCTTTGAGCATATAGCAGCCCCACACATCTCAAGTTGACCGTAGTCAACAGCCACCATGACATAGTCTTCAGCAGCCTCTATAGGTTCCCGTATCCAGTTATCATTACGTTTAGGATAATTCTGAGCATTGGGATCAGATGATGATAGGCGTGTGGTAGTAGTAAAAGTCGTATTGAAATAAGGGTGTAATTTACCATCAGGGTAGATCAGATCACCTTTACCAAATTCCAATCCATCTACATAAGTAGACTTCATCTTGGTCTTATTGCGTATAGTAACAATAAGATCAGCTAGTGGATGATCTATCTTTTCAAGGACATGCTTATCAATTGAATACCGTACTTTTTTCTTACCGTTTTTATCCTCCCCATCATCAATGATGACTTCCTTACATTTCAGGTAATCCTTGAATACATTCAGGGCATCATGACCTAGGGGATTAAATTTAAAGTTTTTATCTGTTTTTAACTTGTCCCTAGTATATTCCTGAACGACAGGAATACTTTCTATTTCTGTTTCAATGACAGCAATTTGTTCAGATAACTTGCCTTGAAGTTTGCTAATAGAGGCTTGGTTAACTGGCAATCCAAGGTATTGCATAAGGGCAACGGTTGGTTGCCTAGCCAATGCCCCTAAATACGCGTTGTAAAGCCCCGTGGTGCGTAACAGCGCAGTTTGGGTACCCCACAGCCTTAAAGTAAAAAGCGTGTCAGCACCCCCGTAAAGCAGGGTTTCTGTCAAGTCAACCTGAACCATATCTTTACGGTTGACACTGAACCAGTTTTTGAATGGAACACCAAAATACATCTTTACTAGGAAATTCAGGGCTTGATAGGGATTGCTGTGATTTTCAGCGTCATCCCCAAACTGCTGTTTACCACGTCGTTCATCTATGACATGGGCCTGTAATTGAGTGCATTCCCAGGCACAGTGGTTTATTGATTCTTTACCAAAGTAATATGCAAACCACTCACATTCAAAGGGAGCATTGTGTGCAATCTTAATAGTGTCATCAATGATGATATCTTTCAGTGCATCCTTTATCTGAAGCTTCTGATTAGGGGTCCAACCTGCCTGATGATGATCTAAGGCAAATGAGATATGAATATCTTTGAAACTGAGGGCACAACTGAGGATCATTGCCCCCCTTGAATAGGGCCTAAGATGAGTAGTTTCTATATCAATAGCCTTAACAGGGGCTATTTTAGCATATTTTAGTAATCTTATGAGTTCTTCAAAATCACCTTTTTTATTCCCGTCAAATGTAGTGATCTGACTGCGTATTTCAGCCTCAGTCGGAATGACTGGGGTTTTAAGGGTTTTGACTAATTTACAGGCTTTCTCAATATCAAACTTGAAAGTAAGGCCGGATAGAGACCTTAACATTTCCTCTTGGCTGAGATTCTTAGCAGATCGTTTCTGACGTTTGGCTTGATCAGCTGCTGAATGGATAACCCTGGCAGGGTGATAAGTTGGAAGAAAATAACATGTATGGGACCCAACCTTGACTACAAATAGCCTGCCCCGCATCCCTGT